TTAGGCTCGCTAAAATTATCAGTCCAAAATAAAAAATCATCTAAAACGTTAACACCAGTTATAAGTCTATGTTTAGAAAAGTTTAAAACTCTATCGGCTCTAAACGTAACTGTCGCATTTTGGATTATGCTTACAGCTTCGCTAACCGTGATATTCCATCTACTATTTCCAGAATCGTAACCTATGTTTGTTATAGTAATATTATCTTCAAATGTAATACCAGGTGCTACTAAACGCATACCGATTCTTGTACCAGTTGCATTATATGTTGATACTCCAAGATCAGGTATAACTACCGTTGTGCTGGAGCTTGATGCTATAGACGTTACTGTTTTAGCGCTAAATATATCAACAAAAACGTAAGTGTTCTTTTCTGACTCAGTGTTATATTTTATTATATAATCTTTTCTAATAGCTGGCGCAATGATTGATGTTCTTTGATCACCATCAGAAATAAAATAAAATATATCGTCAGTTTCTGGTTTATTAACTACCGCAACAACAGAACTAGCAGGGTTAGCACTTAACACGCCGTTGTTAGCAAACATATTGTTATGCTTTACATTACCTAGTAATGTTTGAGCAGACCCTACATTGCTAGCATCAGACGTAGATATTTGTATATTTAAGGCGTCACGATATTGACCTTGAGGAACAATACGTTCGTCAAGATCTTTATTCATTTTAGCCTGCGAAAAGTCGTGCTTTAACTCTGGCATGCTTTAGTGTTTTATATGTTTAGCTTTACCTCTCATGATTTGAGCTATCTCTTCAGACTTTAAGTTTGAAAGTCTTAGCTTAGCTTTTCTCACTTCGGCAAATCTCTCTTTTTTTATCATTGCTAGTGTTCCAGCAGGTGTATCAGCTTTGCCTAATAGTACACCGTACATCACGTGTTTTGTAACCGCTTCTTCAGCAAGCTTTGGTATAACTATACTTGCCGGAGTAATGTTACCGTCACTGCTAATAATTCCATCACTTATATACTTTAATACTAAAGTTTTACCGGCCATGTTAGAACTAAAGTGAAACTTACCAGCACTTTCGTCTATATAAAAAGTACCATTAGTTTGAGCGTGCTCTGGATTTATTCCATATCTACTTCCAAGCAGAGCATCGTATATATCTTTATCTGTATTATGACTACCTGAAGTTGGATCTACTTCTCTAGCCTCAAAATTAGCTCTAGCTGTAGAAGTTTCATCAACACTGTAAGTTGCGTTATAACCACCGTGACCAGCTATTGTGTTTTGTTCTTGTGCTGGATTAGAAGTATGTCTTGTAGGATATATTCTATGTTCTAAACCTCCTTCATCTATCCAAGCTATTTTAGTATAGTTAACATAGTCGTGTGGCATAACTAAAACAAGAGTAGAAGGTATCACAACCTCCCAGTCTTTAGTGTTTCTAAACGTGTCAAACGATAGTTCTTGTATTGCTCTAATAGAGTGGAACGTTACGTCTTGCCTAGCAGCTTCACCACATATTTTTCCATGACCAGTATAAGCGGCCATAAAACCACTTATAAAATCTTCTAATGATAAAAATCTATAGTTACCGTGATTTCCACTTGTATCATAATAAGTCGCTGTATCTACGTAATCTAACGCCATCTATTTATATTTTTTGCATTTGTTCTTCAGCTGCGTTTACTTTAGCAGCTATATCTACTATCCCAGGTTTATTCATTACTATACCCGCTAGCTCTAGTATTTTTATTACTAAAGTATCTTCTTCAGAAGGGTGTAATTCAAAGTCTACAGCTACAGATGAATTGTATAAAGCTACATCGTTTACCACAACGTAAGCCCATTCTGCTTTTTTAGGTACACCAAAAACTTCAACTGTTACACCTGAACTAATTTCTCCTGGATTATATACTATTATGTCTCGGCCAGAAATCACAGCGTCTGTCCATATAGGATCTTGAGCGGCAGCTAACTGATGTCTTGTTGATCCTAAAAAATCATTAACTTCTTTGCTGCCTTGATACTGGCATTGTCTACCGCCGTGGAATATTCTACCGTGTTGATATACAGCTCTACTTGTACCGCCTATTGTTACTGTCGACGGAAATGTATGGCCACTAGTTACAGTAACTATATCAGAGAAAGGACCTAACTTTCTACCAATTAACTCTGTTATATTACTTTCTGAAGTATGGTGATCAGGATCTGGCTCTTGTCTTTCTCTCATGTTCATAGCATAGAAGTAAGACTCAAATATAGCCATCTGAGCTTGATTGGCTAATAAGTTATATTCTTGAGGCGTTATGTAGCCTCTTTGTTCTTTGTTTGCTAGCGCTAGTACGCGCTGATATACTGTGTCTACACTTACTGCCATTGTTTATTTTTTTATAGTTAAGCAACCACCCTAAACAGAGTGGCTGCTCTACTATAGGATAGTTACGAATTTAATCGCTTTTCTACACTTGATAATACTTCCATACCTTCGTCAGTTTTAAACCAAGCAGCTAGCGCTGAGTATGGGTGTTCGTCAAATGGTACTGTAAACAACTTTCTATCTGTGGCTGCCCACGAAAAAGTTCTTTGATCGCTAGATAGTTTTATAATATTTTGCTCTCTAGCTTTTATACCTATATTTCTTAAATGTACGTTTTCGTCTTGGGCAACATCTAAGAACAATAAAGGATTTCTTTTAGCAAATATAAGTAGATCTCGTTTAAGCTCACTAGAACTCATCTCTGACACTTTAGAGCCAACCTCTACGCGTAACACAGCTTCTGCTTGTTCTACATCTAGTGATTTAGCTAAATTTAACGCGTCAAGCTCTGCCTCTATCCATTCTACTTCGTTTGCAGCTCTAACCTCAGGCTTAAGCTCTGAGTATGTAGTGCCTGCTCCTGGGTGATATATAGATAAAAACTTCTGAAGAATAACTTCGTTTTTAGGTACAAAAAGCATACCATTTCTAAACCACACGTGCTCTTTTCTAATTTGCCCTTTCATTTCATCAACAAAAACTGTTCGTTGATTTCTAGCATAAGTTATTTCTCTTTCGTACCCTTTCTCTTCATCAAAATAAAATATACCAGTTGTTGAAAGATGAAAACCTAAAGGACTCTTATCGTTTAGAACGTAAGTTCTATCTTTTATTTCCCACTTTGGTTTCGGCGTTTCAATAACTACGTCCACCATTTCATTTGTAGCTTTAATCTCTGGCTGTGCTACTTCAGCTTTTTTTGTTTGTTTCTTTGCCATAATAATATAAAATAAAAATTAAAAAAAAAGGGGAGGATTAACTCCCCTTTTCTAAATATCACAATTATGATGCTGTTCCTTCGATAAGCATAAAATTGTTAGCACCTTGAGTAACTAAACATCTTTCAGTTAAGAAGTGCATGTGCATTGCATCAAGATCAGATGTAGCAGCTCCAACCGAACCAGTAGTCCAAGTTTTGAAACGTCTGTCATCTGACTGTGAAGCACGGTAACGTACGTGTAAGAACGGACGCTTAAGGTTTCTACCCAAAGTCTGATCGTAAACAGAAGTTACACCAGCAGGGATAAATACACCTCTAACGTTAGTTGTTCCAACTACACCACCACGAGTTGATTGGTCGTTTAAGTATTTCCAGTCAGACTTGTAGAAGTCATAAGAACCTCTACGGAAGCCAGAGAAACCTAAGTTTAACGCCATATCTTCGTCGTTGTCAAATACACCAAAAGATGTACCGCCACCACCGTAAGAGTTTTGAGCCGCTAACATATCATCGATAGTAAGCATCATGTCTCTGTTACCAAAGATCATATACTCTTCAATAGCACCTTGCTTGTCAAACTCTGCTAAGATAGCGTCAAAGTCTTCTAATACATCAACTTGCGTTTGAGCACCATGAATACCATTGAATACATTACCACGATCTGTAATCGCAGCAAATAAACCTTCAGTACCTCTAATAGCACCAGCAGCAGTATTTTGAGAACCTGCAGCAGATCCAGCAACGTGACCAGCTATGGTTTGATTTCCAGCAGTACCACCATCAATATCTATAAGCTCGTGCTCAATCAACGTCATTTCGCAGTAATCTGTAAATCGCATACGAGTATCACCCGCAGCTTTCAAATACCACATGTAACCGTTTTGTCCATCTTCACCAGAAACTTCTACCCAACCAATTTGAGAAGTATCAGATCCAGAGATCTCATACATATCTTTCATGATTACAGGTGAGTTAGTGAAAGACTTGAACTCAGGAGTTAAAGCCTTAGTTCTACCTGAAGTACCTTTACCATACTCAGATCCAAACACGAATAAACTAACGTCAGCGACTGTAGCAGACTCTGTGTCTGTATCAGTAAAGTGATTGTTAGCACCGTCAAAAGTCTTAATAGTAGCTTTCTGAAAAATAACGCCACCAATAGTTTCATCAGCTATAGAAAAAACATAGCCTTTTACAACTTTGTTTTTAGATCCTGCTTCTGACATAATAACTAAATCACCAACTCTAACACCAGTTGTTTTACCACCCATGCCGTTTCCATCAACGTCTTTAGTGATAGTAAACTCGTAAGCATTAGCTGTTGCGTCTCTAACGTTACCTTTGTAAGATAAGTGTAATCTACCTTGTTCTGACCAGATTACTTGGTCTGATGTCATCGCCTCTTCAGCTCCGACCATTTCTAAGAAACCTCCAACTGTTCGATTACCGAACACTTCAGCTTCTTTTTCCATTAAGTCCGGAAGAAATTGTTGTGCCCAACCTTTAACAGTATCGCTAGTGAAATCAAGATAGTTTCCTGCTAACGTCTGTTTGTTAGTTGTTAAAACACTGTTTAAATTCGGTCCGGCGCTAAATGTTCCATTTGCCATTTTTTTATAGTTTTAAATGGTTAATAATTATTTTCGCTTACGCATTTTTAACTTTAACGAATCTGTTGTATCGCCTAACACTTTAAACTTAAAACCACCTACGGTAGTTTCTCCTTGGGTTTGTCTAGGATTAACTTGTATGTTTTTATCTCTAGCAACCGTTTCTTTTATAGCATCGGCCTTGCCTTGCTCGTAAAAGTGTTGGGCAATTACATCTGGATTCATCGCTGTGTAAATGCTCTTGTGATAACTGTGAGCGTCGTTTATGACATTATTCTCATTTAAAAACTTTTTAAAGAAGTTATTGGCGTCACTTTGCGTCTCTTTAACTTGAGCAAGATCATTGATGTTTAATCTAAACCTTTTATCGCCAACATTATATTCAAAACCTTTGAAGTCTTTGTTGAACACTTGGTTAGTTTTATTTAAAAACACCTTATGATTTTTTTCAGTTTGCTCTTGTTCCGAGTTATACCTGTTGAAGAAGTCCATAGCTTTTTGTTGCTCAGGTGTTAACCTTTTGTCTCTTGCTTTGATCTCTTCATAATACTTAGACTTTTGCCCGTCTAAATAGGCTTTAGCCTCAGCAACTTGCTCTTTTAAGGCTAATTTCTTTCTACGCACATCTACCTCTTCATCTACTTCTTCGTCATACTTAAAATTATCTTCAAGTAAGAAGTTTATTTCGTCATAGGTTAAATGTGGTTTTGTCTTTTTATAATACTCTATTAAAGCATCTTGACCATCTAGCTCGTCAACATTTCTGTTTAAAGCTACATAATCATTTATATCTCCACCTGTTTCTTCCATAAACTGCATTAGTTTTTGAATGTTTTCAGGTAGCTCTGCCGTTTCGTTTACTTCTTCAACTTCAGCAACGGGTTGCTCAGCTTGAACGGTCTCTTCCCCTTGTGGTATTTCTTCAACCACTTCTTGTAAAGCCGGGGCTTGTTCATCTGCAACCACGTCTGTTGTTTCTTGCTCTTGATCGGCATTGTCTTCTTTTTTAGTTAAATCAACTTTAGTTACCTCTTCTCCTACAGGTTTAGTTAAATCAACTTTAACTACATCTTCTGTAAGTTTTTTACTAGGTCTACGTTTTTTAACTTTAATCTTTTCAACCTTTTCATCTACGACAGGTTGTTCTGTTTTTGTAGTTTCTTCAACTACATTGTTGTTTTCTTCCATAATATAATATAATTAGTTACCTACTTGTGGATTAAACTTATCTAATCCTACTCCACCCCCGAGTATATCATTACCCGAAGACTCAAACTTTTTACTTGTTTCTTGCGGCGGTTTACTTTCACCGGCGGCCATGCTTGGCGCGTTTAACTTTTGGTTAAGGTCAAACTCAAATTGCATTAGTTCTTTTTTCAAAGCAACTTCTTGCTGCAAATAGTTTATTTTATTTTGTGATCTAGTATTTTCTAGCTCACTATCAAACTTCATTTTCTGTTGATTCTTTTGCATTTCAGCTTGAGCAGCGGCTTGCTGCGCTTGACCTTGAGCAGCGGCTTGAGCTTTCATATTCTCTTGCTCTCTCTTTTGATCGCGTTCAGCTTTCTGTCTTCTCTTAAGTTTTAGCAGCTGATTAGCTAGTTTAATGTTTTTTACTTCTCTAAGATCAATAGCATCTTCAAGATCTATAAGTTGTTGCGTTAAAGCTGTTGTTATATTGTTTTCTAAAAATTGTTTTTCTTCTTCGTCTGGCTCCATCTCTAAAAATATACCAAAGTCATATAAATATAACTCTGACATTTCAGTTAACGTAGCTACATTATGAGCGCCTATAGCTTGTATGAAAGCGTTTTTAGTAGGAGAGTATTCTATAATATCTGATATTCTCAAAGACACTTGCTCTGCAACTTCACCTGTTAAATACATTGACGCTAACATTATATGTCTAGTTGCCACGTTTGAATTAGCGGCAGCTAGCTTCTGTATACCAACCAATGACTTAGGATCAGGAACACTAGCGTCTCTAGCTTCGTTTAATCCGGTTACATCACGAATCATTTGCAGATAATAGTTGTAATTACCTATCAACGCCTGCATCTTATTACCAGCGCCTTGACCGTTAGATATTTCTTTTATAGGCACAGCGCCAGTGTTTGGATCACCATCTGCGTTTAATGATCTACCAATAACACTACCTGTTTGGAAAAACATGTTTAAAGCTTCTTGTGGATTGTATGCTGTTCCATTGCCAAGGTCTACTTCAGATATACCATCAGCATCTAAGTACACACCGTCAGGCGTCATACGTGACATAACCTGCTGTAGCTTTAAGTGTGTAAGCTGTATCATGTCTGCAAAACCAGTTATACGACTCACTAAGCTTTCAATTCTACCATTGTACATTCTAGGAGCTACGATACTATAGTTCATTTTAACTTTGTTAAAATCACTTTTATCTCTGATCATATTTCTAGCCATCTCCCATTTTAGCAGCTTATCTGTGCCTAGCACTATAGCTCCTTCAAAA